TTTCCATCATTTTCAATACTTGATGATGCTTGTACTTGTGTATTTGTACCTGCCGCTTTATACATATATTTCAGTTCTTGAGCTGAATTAATATAAATTATAGTAATTTGATTATTAGAATTTACATAAAATTTAAATACAGGTGCATTTATACCTGTTGTTTCTAATTTAACCCATGCAGAAAATGTTCCTATTGAAACATCTATTTCATCACGCGCATCACTTAAATTTACGTAATCATCAACACCATCAAATAATAAAGAATAGACATTGCTAAATGAATTTCTATTTGCAATACCACCAATGTTTTGTCCTAATTTTAATGCTAACATATTATGTAGTTAAGCCTTCATGATAACATATTGCAATACCGCTAGTCAGCGTCAATGCTGTTACATTCATAAATAAAGTTGTTCCTGCTGGTAATGTAGTTTGTAATGCACTTTCACCTGTTGCATCTGCTACTGTTATTGCTGAAACCACGGTGTTTACAGGAAAATATACACAATAGTAGTCTTTAGAGCTTACTGCTGCTGAAGATGTTACTATTTCTGTACCACCATTTTTACCTAATTGTTCTGTTAATAATTGTTGTACGTTTTCTATCGCCATTTTTTAATTTTTTATTGTCCGTAATATATATAATTTGATTCGCTTGTTTCTATATGTTGTGTATATTGTACTTCTTCTGTTCCGCTTTTATCTGCAACATACATCATACCTTTTGTTACAAGCCCCTGTACGATACCATGAGTAGGTGCAACAGGTAAAACATCATTTTCATTAACAGGCGCATTCCCTGAACTAATAGCTACCGCTCCTGTCCAACTCACTTCAAACACTTCATAGTTCCAATATCCGCTAGGTTTTAAGTTAATATCACCTGTATATACATCAGGTGTTGCATTATAAGAAAAACTTAATTGAGTATATCTATCATAAACTAAATGTACATTAGAATAAGCATATTGAATAGACTTATCCATGTCATTTGTAAATTTCACTAAATATCTTATCTTATCAGAGCCTACTGATGTATCAATTCTATTATCTTCTGTTTGTACGTAAGCAGTTAAATCAGTTTCAGTTATTGCTTGAATCATACTATATAATAGAAAAATCTAATATTTATTTGCTTATAAAAGAAAAGAGTGACTTTCGCCACTCTAATCAACATATATGAAAAACTACAAATTAAATTATGTTGAAACCACAAATGGAGTTCCTTTATTTGTAAATCCACTATTATCAAAAATAGAAGTAGTATAATCTTCTAAAAATGCCATTGGTCTTGTTTCAAGTCCTGTAAATGTAAGTGTATATCCGTTTCTATCACCGAATGCTGCACCGCTATCCATTGTACCTGTATTCAAGTCCATTCCGTTCTCAAATCCTAATGCTAAAATAGCATCATGACCTGAAGTTAATTTTGCGTTTAATTCAACTAATATTCTAACTTTAGTTTGCCCTAATAATTTTATTTGGTTTTGATCTTCTTTTGTTAATTTGTTTAACATGATATTTACAGTAGGTGTGTAAAATATCGTGCCATTTTCAGTTGATCCTGTAATTGTATCTGTAACAGATGCAACGCCTAAAGGCATTACATATTTATAAATACTTTTACTGTTCCAATCAATTGTATCAATTTCTTGTGGGTTTGTTCCATCATAAGCCCAATCAGTACTTCCAAAATCTGAATATACTGAAAAGTAAACATTTTTAACGCCACCTGCAATCCTGTTGCAGTCAAGACCTCTACCTTTTGTTAATGCTGTACATGCCATATTATTTATTTTTTTAAGGTTAAAGGAGTGAGGGCAAAAGCCCCCACTTCTGTTAAATTTGTTTTATTATGATTGAGAAACAATATCTGCACCAACTCCAAGCTGTACACCCATTGAGTATTTAGCTACACAACGTAAATTATCGCTCCCATCAAGAGAAGTCATATCTAGTAAAGCTATTCTAGTAGTATCACTTAAGAGGTCAGTCCCTGCAAATAAGTTGCTTCTTTCTGCTGCAACTAATTTGTTATCTAACATTCCAGGACAAACCGCAATCTTATATCCTTCAAATACAGGCTCATAATCACCATTCATGTTATAAGCGTTTACATATCCTAATGTCGATACTGCTGAAATATAGAACGCATAAGTTTTAGGTGACATATATATGTAAAGATCTTCTTTAGTTAAAACAGGTGAAATATTAGCAGCCATATCTGCTGTTAAAGTTTGTAGGTTTGCAATAATGTTAGCTGCTGTATAAGCTCCTGATGCTGTTGAAGAAACAACTGTTCCATCTACTGCAAATACTCCTGTTGTACCTGTTAAGAAACCTTCAAATTCACCATTGTTAGCTGCTGCTCCAGACCATATAGAAGTTTCTGCTGCATTAGCAATTATTTCTCCCACGTAAGAGATTACATAATCTTCAAATGCAGGTGGTGGTGGTGCTCCTGCTCCTGCTCTCATTTCAAGAGCTTCCCATGATGATACTAAATTTTCTTTACAAAGGTCAATATTTACTTGTAAAGCTTTTGGTTCAAGAACTTTTTCTGTTAAAGCAAGTGTTCCATGATCTGTGAAATCGCACGTGTTGTTACGTACTAAATTTGAACCAGCCATTTTTTGGATGTTACTCTTAAATTTAACGTTTTCAATTAACGTTAAAAAGTCTAATGATTTAGCTTGTTTTAAAGCTGCTGAAATATAGAATCCAGCCGCTTTTCCGCTAAAATTACTCGTTATATTAAATGCCATTTTTTTTGTTTTTTAATTATTATTTATTTTATTATTTATTTTCTTAAATCATGTAAAAACTTATCCCTGCTTGAAAGTTTGTTATAATCTTTTCTACTCAAAGTAGGTTTTTCTGAACTGAACTTGTTGATGTTTATAGGGCTATCAGCAGGCGTTTCAGATAATTCAGTTTTTAATTTTTCATTTTCTTTTTTAAGATTTGCAATTACTTCTTCAGAAGATAGTTCAACTTTTTCTTCTGTATTTTCTTCTGACATTTTCACATCTTTTTCTTTATCATCTCCTGTTTTGCTTTTAAGGTCAGCAATTGCATCCATTAAATTGTCAATCTTATCTTTCATTTCTTCGTAAGTTTTTTTGTACCAATCTGGCATTTCTTCCATATAATTATCTTTCTTACGTTTTCTCATTTTCTTTTCATCTTCATCTTCTTTTTTCATATCTTCAGCTTCATCTTCATCATCTTCTTTTTTCTTCAATTCTGTTTCTTCGTTCATTTCTTTTTTCTCATCTTCTTCAGTATCTTTTTCTTCTGTTTCTGATTGCATAACTTCTGAAACAATACCTTCTTCTTCTACTCTAAATGAAACACCATCAGCAGTTTTATAAGTACCTTTTGGTAATGGAATTGTTGTACCATCTTCTGTTAAAACGCTAATATCAACACCTTTTTCAAGTTCTTCAGCAGTTGAAACAAATATTGTTCCATCTTCACCTTTTGCTTGAAAAGCTAGTGTTATTTCTTCTTCAGATTTTTCTAAACCTAAAGCCAATAATATTCTTTCTTTTATATCCATAGTTTCTTTTTTTTTATTAAATAGATTTATTTTAGTTTTGTTTGATTTTCGTTTATTATTTCATTTAAAGCATGAAGTATTTCTTCATCAGTTGGTTTGCGTTGTTCCATAGCTTCAAATCGATTGGCAAAATATCCTTCAATAGATAGCCCCTTTAAAGAACCTGATTTAATTTCTTGCCATAATTCAGAATTTTGAATTTTTAGAGAAACCATCCACGTGCCTTTAGGAAGTGAATAGCCATACAAATTACTCTTATCAAGTTTTGTATCTTCTATTATCCAACTTTCAGTTGTTAAAACTCCTGATACTCTTTCTTTATGTTCGTATGTTGCTTTGTGGTGATTGTTATGTTTTAAGTATAACTCACTTGCTTTTCTTACTGTTTCAGGACTAAAGTAAACATAGTATTCTGAATCAGTATTAGGATCATATCTAAATATTTGTTTATTAGGAATTAATGCAGGAGAAACAATTCGTTTTTCTTCATTGATTACTTTTGCGAAAGTTAAATTGTTTTTCTCTTTTCCAAAGTAGACAAAGTTTTCCTCTATTGCAGGTGCAGATACTAAACTGATAGCATCAATAGCCAACTCTTCATTTTCATCACTTATTACTAATTCAACTATTTTAGTTGTTTTTAGATTTTCGTAATAATCTTTGTTAGCTTCTTCACATTCGGCTTTGGTATCATATTTGCATTCTCCAGTTTCTCCATGCTTATATTTACCATCTTCACATTTTTTACAAGGCATATTATTATATAGGTATTTAGTTAATATATTTGATTTTTAAATTGTTGACCTTCTTCTTATGTTTGCTAATTGGTTTTGACTGTTAGTCATTTCATCAGTAACTACAAAGGCTTTTACAGGTTCAGGCTCTTGACCTTGCCCTAAACTAAATGAACCACTTAACATTTGCGGTGCAGGTGATTGTGTGTCTATTGCACCTGCTCCTGCTCCTGCTCCTGCTCCTCCACCCCCACCACTTTCAGAGGGTGGTGAACCTGCTATAATTTTTCTTAATTGTAATGCTGAAAATGTAGCGGCTGCACCTGCTTGAATAAATGGATATGCAGGAAATAAAGCTGTCAAAGGACTTTTTTGTGCAGTCGTAAAGGCGTTTTGAACAGCCTCTACACCACTCATTGTTGTTTGTGCAATAGCTACACCTTTTGCTATTTTTGAGCCTTCACCTGCTATTTCTGCAACTAATCTTAATCCATCTACTGCTAAACCTTTTTTGGCATCTGCAATATTTTTTTCTCTTTTTAATGTTTTAGCATCTGCTTCATCTTGTATTTCTTGTTGTGCTGCTGCATTTTCTTCAATAATTTTTGTTTTATCTTTTTCATATTTTTCAGTTAATGCTGTTGTTTCTATTCCAGATTTTTCTGCTAATTTAAGTTTTTCTTCATATTGCAATTTCAAATCTTCTAATTCTAAATCTAAACCTTCTAAAACAGCAACTCTTAATTCATTTTCTGCTTCTTGTTGTTCTTTTGTTAATGCAACTTGATTGGTTTTTTGCTCAGATAATTGCCCTGTTATTCTTTCTTCTATTTCTAACAAACCTACCTTCGCTTGTTGTAAAGCTAAAAAGTTTGCTTCATTTTGATTTTGATTGTAAATTGCCCTAGCTTTTGCAATAATAATTTGCTGTACTTTTTTTTCTTCTATTATTTGTGCAATTAATATGTCATTTAGTTTTTTGTTTGCATCAATTCTTTCTTCAAATGATAAAGTTTCATCATCTCTTATTTGTCTTTGTATTTCTGCATTTTTTTGTGCTTGTAAAGCCGTTTTTTGCAATGCTATTTCTGCTCTACCTGCTCTTTTTTCTAATTCTGTAATTCTATTTGCTTCATCTAATGATTTTTTAATCTCCCCTTGAAAGTGATCGAACATATCTGAAAAACTACCAAAGCTCGTTACTAACTTGTCAAATGAGTTATCAACACCCGTCATAACATCAACAAATTCCTTACCTGCTTCTTTTGCTGCTTTACCTGCTGCTGAAAAATTTCCTTGTACTAACTCTTTAACAGCAGTTGATAAATGTGCTATCATATCTAAAAAGCTTCTTATTCTTTCTAAAATATTATTAACAATAGCTTGGCCAAAGTTTTTTAAACTTCCAACAGGATCTTCAAAAATAGTTTTAAAATATCCACCTACTTTTCCTCCTAATTCTAGAAGTTGATTCCCTAATTGACTAAATATATCAGTTAAAAAATGCATTGATGTATTAAAGAAATCAATAACTTTTTGATTTTTACTTAAGGTCTGTATGAACTTTGCAATAAGAGCAATTATAGCTCCAATACCTGCTGTTCTTAATATCATCCCCATCCCTTTTAATGCCCCACCCATTTTTGTAAAACCACCACTTGCTTTATTAGCAGAAACCCCTAGTTTATCTGTATCTTTAGCTGCTTGTTCTATATTTGATTTTACTTCTATTTCTAAAATTTCTTTTGCCATATCTTTTTATTTTATAAAGCTACACCTGTTTTAATTTGTGTAAATGTTATATTGCTACACCATTCAACTGTTACATCTGTTTCGCCTCTTACAGTCATTCTAAAATTTGTTCCTGATATATTTGCAACAGGTCGCCAATCTGTTACTGTTCCACTACTTTTAATCGCATCTCTTTCTCTTGCAATGCTTAACGTTCCTGATTTATTTATTACAACACCACGTTCTACAAATGAAGCAAAATCACCTGTATTACCTGTATTCGTACCTGCAACCCTTACCGCTACAACATCAGCATGAAAATACATTATAGTGTTATCAGGAACTACAAAAAAACTATCTGTTACATTATTTAAATAACTATCAACTGTAGCACCTGCTGTTGTTTGTCCGCCATACATTAATTGAATTGATTGCCTTTCTGCAAGATTATCACCTGGTGCATTAGCACCTAAAACAATACTATTATCTGCTGTTGCTTGTGCTAATGTTCCATAAACATAAGAATTATTAACACCATGTGCAATTTCATTTCTATTACCTGCTATAATATTGTTTCTTGAAAAACCTTTAATGGTATTATTTTCACCAATAATTGAACTGTTGTTTGTACCTGTTTCAGTAACATTATTATTGCCCCTTATTTGATTTTTTACATTACCTACGTTTGTAGTTAAATTTGAATTACCTCTAAAAACAAAACAATTTCCTTCTGCTCTATTATATTTATAACCATAAGCTTCACATTGTTCTTGATTAGGTGGCATAGTAGTTTGCCCATCAGTAAATAAAACTTGCCCATTTTCTAATACTGAAAATGGTTTTACTGTAAATCCTGCTAATGTTTGTATAGTTTTTTTTGTCATTATGGTATTAGTATAAATTCTACTGTTGATAAATCATTAGGTTTATAATCTATTTTATTTACTCTAAATTCCCTGTTTTTAATCATTACTGTATCAAACAAATTAAAACTTGCAATATCAGCAGCATTAAGATTTACTTTGATTGTCATTATTCTCGTATCAGGATTGTATAATTCATTGTAATAAGGCAGCCAATATATATTAAACAGGTTTTCAGGCGGTGCAGCTCCCAATCCAGGAAAAAATTGACATTCACCAAAATTATAGTCTTGTGTTGTTGCAACCCCAAATTGACTAGGTGTGATTGCAGGTACATCTGTTAAATGACAAAACTGCAAAAATTGTGGTTGGTTTTCACTTGATTGCCCATTTTGTGAAGGTATAAAATATGTTACACCATTTTGTAATGTTTTTACACCTACGTTATATAATATTCTAGGCATATTTTCAAACCCCTGATTTTCTCCTTCTTCACTACTTGAAAATATTGTTGGAACTACAAAATCAGGAAACATTTGATATAATTGTTTTGATAATGTTGCGGCAAATGGTTCAGCAACAACTTCTTTTTCACCTTCTAAAATTGTAAAGGCACTTGCATCAAAAACTTTACTTCCATATAAATGATTTTCAACTTGCGTTTTATATAAATTAAACATAAAATCTTCTTCATCTTCTGCATATTTAAATACAGTAATTTTATTTAATTCTGTAAGTGGTACTAATTTCATTTCTGAAACATCACTTTTTAATGTCCAGTTGTGTCGTGTTGAATTTGCGTTATCAATAAACACATCACCATAAGGTTCAATTAAAATATTATCAGGATTTGTTTTATCAGGTATTGCTACTAAATTAAACATTGTCATTATGCCTTTTATAAATTCAAATTGTCCAAGATCACCCCTTAATGTTTGTAAAATATCATTTGATGTTACTGCTGCTTGACCTAAATTAAAATATACTTTTGCGGTGTAACCACTACTATTTTCTCTTTGTCTTATGTTTGCTGTACTTCCTGATGCTCGTTTAAATTGTGCCTTTAATGTATCTCCTGAATTTAATATTTTTTGCCACGCATAATTCCATGTAACAAAACTTGATGGTGGAATGCTAAATGTATCAGTTTCAAATACTTCTTCTGTTGCCGCCCCTTCATTTTTAACCCATCTTGTGTCTACAACAATAGTATCGGTTGTTGATGTATTTTCTATTTGCCAAAAACCCCCTATCCCTGTGCTAATAATTTGTCCATCTTGTGATGCCGTAATAACACCTGTTGATGTGTTATATTCAGGCATTAAATTAAAATATTGAGCAGGATTAGTTTTATATTGTAAGTTTGTAAAAGAAGTTCCTGCATCAACAGAAGATTGAGAAACTCCATTTATTGTTTTAGCCCATATACCACCACCTACCGTTGTACTTGTTCCTGTTGTTGGAACTACATCAGCACCAAAATTAAAATCCATAAACAATTTTTTAAATTCTGATGAATCAAAAAATTCACTTGTAAATGTAAAAGGTGTTGCATCAAATATTCTATCAATTAAATATTTAAGCTGTATAAATGGTCTAAAAGCACTTTGTAAAAAAGGTAAAGCAGGAAAATTAGCAGTACCTAATGAACCATTAGAAATATCAATATTACCAGTCCAATCAACAAAAGGGTATTTTAAAACATTAGTATTATTAACACCTAAAGCTGCACTATATGCAAAGCTACTTGTTGATAATGAATTTGATAAAGGCAATCCTGTTGTGTTACTCCATGAGTTTTTTATTGAAACTTTATTATAGTCATGTGCTAATTCATCAAAACTTAAATCACTAAACTTTTTATCTTTTAATAAATCAGCTAATGCTACTGCTTCAGAATACAGGTTTACATTATAACTTATTTCATCTTCCTTATCTGTAATATCAATTAATCTCAAATATCCTTCAAATAAAATAAACCCATCTTGCTTTAATTCACATTTTGTTTTGATATATGGATTAAACACAAGACCTGTTGTTGTTCTTGTTATTTCAAATATATTATCAAATATTTTATTGTTTCTTTTTGTTGCAGGAAGTTTAAATGCTTTTGAATATGATTGTACTTTTTCTAATACGTTTTTAAAATCATCAACACTTAATGTTAATGGTATATCTTCATCTTCATATAAATCAAGTAATACTTGACCATTACCTAAATTAGATATTGTTCCTGATGGGTTTTGTGTTGATAGTTTTACAGATATTGTATTTATAAAAGTAACGCCTAATGGTTCAAACACAATTGTATCACTACTTGATGCCGCTGTAAAAGTAATTGTTTGTAATCCTAAACCTGTTAGTGTTTGACTAGAAACTAAAACATTACCATTAAATTGATATACCTTAAAACCTGCGTTTGTTGTAAAGTCAATATTCAAATCATATAAAGCCCCTGTTGTTAGATTAGATAATCTTTGTCCACCAAAAGTACCAAATAAAGCTGCTAGTACACCACTTGAAACAACAAAACCACCTGATGCTTGTGAAGTAAATCTAAACCATGTATTGACAGTTGGGGTGTTTGCATCTATATATGCTTGTGGTAAACTACCTGTAACATTAAAAGTATTTGAGGAACTATCAATTGTTGTAAAATTAATACCATCAACAAACACTTCTGTTGCAGTTGAACTTAATGGATTTGCTCCATCAAAAAATTGTGGATATACTATTAATTGTAAACTCATTATACTGATTGTGTTCTAAATGTTTTACTCTTTTCTATTTCAAATGTATATTGTATTAGCTTATCATTAGCAACTGTTTTTCTTGCAAAGCTAGAAGTCTTTAAACGTACAGGCGTTACATATTGGTTTAATAAACTAAAATTAGCATCTGATTGAAAACCGTCTAATAAATATACTTCTGGGCTGTTTATTAATTCTTCTAATATTGTATTATCATTAACACTTATGTAATCTGTATTCATTCTAATACTTTCTGTTGTATTTACTCTAAATGTTTTTTTACCACCTTGAAACCCATCCATTTTATAAACCCTATTATTCCATGTTCCTTCTAATTGATTATATGTTGTTTTTTGAGTTGATAATGTTCTTGATGATTTTTTAGTAAATGTGTAATAATCCCATGCACCCCATTGATTTAACCAACATAAACGTATGCTTTCAAATTGTTTTTCATCAGGGCAATTTAAGTTTACTGTATATGTTTGATATACATTTAAACTACTAGCGTTCCTTATTTCTATTGTATAATAACCACCTTGTACTGTACCTGCATTAACTAAAGATGTAAAAGTATTAGTTGTATCATTTCTTAAATTACCAGGATATACACCAATAAAAGCTATTTGTTTTCTATGGTCTGCACTATAACCAAAGAACGCCCCATTAGTTGAATTTTTTGTATATGTGTCATTTCCTAAATTTGCACCTGCTGATGAATAGTAAGTAAACTTAACATCTCTTGCGTTATCCCATAATGTAGAACTTGTTTGTAATATTCCAATAGTTCCATAGTCTTCAAGGTTTGCATATAGTTGTGTTGGTGCATTAGTCAAAAAACTTCTTGTGTTAATAGTTGGAAATGTAGCAACAGCTTCGAAGTCTTGTAAATCAAAACCAAAGTTATTACTATTTAGATCAGAAGTTAAAACATCTGTTCTTTTTAAATATCCATTAAACAATCTGTACACATCACTATTAGCTGCTGTTCCTGATGCAACACTCACAATATTAGGTTGTGATGTATCTGCACCTAAAAACTCCACCTTAAATTGAATAACTAAATATCTAAATGAATTATTACATAAAGAAAACTTATCCGCTAAGTGTACAGGAAAAGTAAATGTATCTGATGTAACTTCATTTTTGTATCTACTATTTACACCACCTATATTATCTGAACTAACAAAGTTTTCCACTATGTTTCTAAAATCAAATATACCTACACCTGCATTGTTAGGTGTTGTTTTAAATGTTGCTATTTTATTTGTGTTTGTTGATGGATTAGGTATTGATGTACCAATATGAACCTCTGCAATAAACTTTACTTTAGTTTCGTTCGCAACTGCTGTATCATTAGAAACAACAAATATTATTTCTTGACCAACAGGTAGTGTTGTTATTCTTGGGTTTTGTTCTATAATTGAATTTGCCATCTTTTACTTTTTTGTAAATTTTGTAAATGTTGTTAAATATGTACTTATATCTTCTTTAAATTCTTTTAATAATCCTTTTTGTAATTTTGCATAATTAGAACCTAATGGTGCTTGAAAAAAACTAATACTAGGAATACCACGTGCTTTTATTTTTTTACCTATTATAAAAGCCAAATTAGAAATAAATTGACCTGTATTTTTATCACGTCCTCTTCCTAATCCTACAGGTTTTATGCCTTTCTTTTTTACCCACCTTGACAATATATCAGGCGGTGGTTGTTTTGTTGTATACTTATAAGGTGATATTTCTTTTACAAGTTTATAGTTTGTAAATGACCTTTGCACTTTATTACCTGAAACACCTTTATCTAAATAAGTACCATAGTCTAGCATATAAAATTTAACTGAATAACCTTTATCCTCTTCATCAACCTCTACTCTTATAGAATTACCTAAAGCTGTATCACCTTTTGCAAATGATAAAATTCCTTTAGATTCTTTTACTACATTAGCCCCAAAGCTTTCAAGATACCTTTTTAGATTTTCTGTTTTCATTATACAAGCCCTGCAAACACTTCTACTTGAACATCAGTTGATGCTGATGGTCTTACTTGTACGGTTACCACATCTTGTAATGTACCAAAAGCAGGTGCGCCGCCACTATCATCTCCTATAATTGCTTCTTCTGCTTGGAATAATACGTGTGAACCCCCTGCTCTTACAGTCACTTGATAATTTGTTGCTGATGTTACAAAAGCTACTTCCATATCTTGGTCTGTACTTAAATTTGTTATTCGTAAATACTTACAGTTTTCAACATCTAATGCACCTGCTGATCCATGTGGTGTTGAATTAAATACTGCAACTGTTGTTGTATTAGAATGCGCACAAGTTAATATACGTTCAAACACATCAACAATACCTGTTGTTGTTAATGTATTAGTCGTACCCCTAACTGCACCATTAAGTGTTACTGATTCTGAAATTGTTGTTACTAAATCTGCCATATTATTATTATTATTTATTTATTATTTCTTTTTACTTTTTGGGTGTTTCTTTGGCAACAGGTCATAATCTGTTGTATATTTTTTGTTTTGTGGTCTTCCGTTTTTCACCAAATACAAATAAGCATTAACTCTTGCCATAGCCCATTGTGTTGGTGATTTTACTTTAGGTGAATGTGATGTGTTAAAAGCCCCAAGCCCCCTTTGGAACACCGCTTTCAATTGTCCAACTGTAACACCATAACCTAATTTCTTTTTATATCTTTCGTTAAAATCATTTGATTTTTTTTGTAGCCTTTTTAAATCTGCTTGTGATACCTTTGCACCTCTTGATGTTTTTGCACTACCTCTTGCTGTGCCTTTGCCTTTGGGGTTAGGGTTTTTAGTTTTACTCTTTGGTGCTTTTGGGCTTTTTTTAACGCCACCTCTTTTACCTACCTTTGCAAGTTTTTCTTTGTCTATTTGTTTGAGTTTTTTTATTGCCCACTCAATCATTGCTGAACCACCCCATGCATCCCACATTATGCCACCACAACCTTCATCATAAGGTACATCTTTGTTTTGTTGATGTCTTTTGAAACTAGCAACCCTTGCAATCGTTTCCCTGCTGATCTTACTTTTTGATGCGATTTGTGATGCTCTACGCCACCCTATTGTAGTTCCGCAAGAAGTTCCTTTTTCTTTTTTATACTTGATTGCTCTTTTAGCATTATTAACAGCTGCTTGTGGATAATCATTATATGTTTCAAACTTAACACTTATTGCTTCTAATTTTTTTAATACATCTTCGTAATTCATAATCGTATTGTTATTTTAAAAAAACCTATCTCTATTGTATATTTTCCTATTTTAAATTTCATTAGTAACCTGCTCCTAAATTATCAACAGGTATATCGCAAGTATCAAAATCATTCATGACTTTTACACCTACACTAAACACCCAACCACATAGCATGTTATCAAACTTTTCTTGAAATGGTTCTAATGTAAACTGTTCTTCTGTAAAGTATAAAGGAAAATTAATATCATTAACACCTGCTAATGATTGTCTTGTGCTATGTCTTAACATACCTATTATATCTGTTGCTATTGATAATGTTTGATTCCATACTTCTTGTTCATTATTATCATGTTCAATTAACTTTGTTATATTAGATTGTTGTTTTGTTTCAACATCACTTTCACTTACTAAATCACATACAAAGATTTGAAAGTTATAAATCAATTCACTATCACCTGTTGTTACATTAGTTGGGTTTATATGCATCAACGGAAGCTTCTGCATTTTCTCTAAATTAATATCAAATATATCACCAACAGAAACACTTGATATTTGTTTATGATATTCTCCTAACCTACAAAGAAAGTTTGTTACGTTATTATAAGATTTATTATTCACCGCCATATTTTACTTTATTTTGTTGTTCTAAATCAACTTCATAACTCAACCATGTAAAGCATTCTAATACATTAAGTTTTGTTACTTTTTCTAAATTTACTATTTCACCTCCTGTTAGTCTATACATTACGCCAAACCATGACCACTTTTTCGCAAAAGTTTCAGATACTATTAACTTATCTTCTTCTTTATCTGCTCCTTCAAATACAACTCTGAAATCATTAACAATACGTTCACGAAATTCCAAAAAAAAACCAGAGCATATTGTACTTGCGCTGCATTCATCTGTTTCATCTTTTCGGCTCGTATAGTTATATCTCCATCATATGCTTCAATTGTATATACATTTTTTTCTTTCTTTACAATAGGTCTATATAAAATAGCCATAACTTCTGGCAAGTTTTTATTTACACCATCTTTTATAAATGTTTCAATATCTGCATATTCACCTAATGTTAGATTATCTAAATTAGGATGGAAGCCGTATTCAACATCATTTATTGTTACAATATTTGTTAAAGAACTATTTTGTCCTTTTTGTAAATCAGATATTTTCTGCATTATAACAGCAACATCTGATAATTCTAATTTTTTAATAAGTTTTTCAGGTATATCAGATAATTCTGCAATTGTCTTTAGGGCTTCATTGCTTTTACTTTCAGAATGAAAATCTATTAGCTTTGCCCATTTTTCAAGAGTTACATCTTCTAAACTCTTTATCAATTTAAATTTTTTTACCTTACCTTCTTGCTTAATTTTTATATCCATATATTTATATAATAGAAAATTTGTGTATTTAGTTTAAAGTTTTTTGTGTATTTAGTTTAAAGTTTTATATTTGCCGCGTTTTAGTTAGTAAATTAATTTGAAAAGGGGAGCTTGAACGTGCGGGGCTTCCCTTTTATTGTACATAATACTTACCAAAATTATTATCTATTTCATAAAACATTCTCATGCATAAAGTATCTGCATAATCAGGTGATCTACCTAATATTGCTTTTACATTATCCTTCGGTATTATTTGCAACTTATTATCTTTGTCTGCATCTTTTGTTCTTACCTGTTCAAGTTCTTCAATGATATGGTTTTTAATATTAACATCATTACAAGAAATACCTATTTGTGCTTTATTTATTTTATCTGCTAATTTATAATAGCATTGCGTTTTTAAGTTTTGGTAGTTTTCACCTTTAATTGGTCTTGCATTATTTATAAAACCTTTACAACGTAAATAATCTTTAACACCTCCACCGACCCCATCTTCATCAACAATAATATTATTTAAACTAACCTGATTGTCTTGTTGTAATTTCCTAACTTCGCTTACAACATCATTTACAGCTGATTTAAGCAACGTTCTAATGTTTTTAATATGTAGCCCTTGCCAAAGCATTATAACTGTTTTATCACTTCCAAAACGTGCTACATCACAAGTTATATATTTTTCACCTTCTTTTCCTTGTTGATTAAATAAATTGATTATTGCATTGTATTCTATTAAACTATCATCTGTTGCATCATATTCCCAATTGCCAAACAGTAACCTTTGTTTGCTTAATTCATCTAATTCAGTTAATTGTTTTTCATAATGTTTTGAAATATAAGTATTATCACCAACTAAACTTTGTATAAATTTTCTATATGGTTTTATTGTATTGTTTTTTGCAGGTCTATAATATTCAGAATAAACCCAATTCTTTGCAGGGTTGCAAGTCATTAACATTTTAGGAATTAAATTAAATTGATCTAATTTATATCTTAATCTTGATGCAACTACATTCTTTGCTTTTTCTGTTATTTGATTTGCTTCATCTATAAAAGCACCTGTAATTTCTAATGAACCTAAACTATCAAAGTTTCTATCTGATGGGTACAAAAACAAATCTTTTAATATTATTTCACTGCCATTGTAAAATGTTATAATATTACTTGAACCATTAAATGTATAATCTTTATTGGCTTTTAAATTCCATAATGTGCAAACTTCAAAAAAAGTATTTAGTGTTGTTTTTTTAAGAGCATCTAATTTAGAACGCCCCATTAAATACCTTGTCTTTGGATATCGTAAAGCCATCAATATTAAATAGCTTACACCAACCCATGATTTACCACCACCTGCTGCACCGCCAAATAATACTTCTTTTGTTTTTGTATCAAATAAGTATTTTAAACACTCTTTTTGTGTTTTTGTAAATTCAGCATTGATTTCTTTAATCTTCAAGGTTCACATTTATTTTGATCCTTTCATTATTTGAGGTAACATCTAATTCACTGCGTTCTACATATCCACGTTTTTTACCTTTTGTTTTTAAATAAAATATTGTAGCTGATGTGCTACCATCTTTCATTTGTGTATGTAATTGACTTTCTGCAAAATCTAATGCAATGTTTTCTATTTCCTTAACTGCTTGTGCAAATTCTTCATCTTCTTTCAACCATTTATAATATGTGCTACGTGGTATGTCTGCTTGTTTACAAGCTACTGTAACAACACCTAAACTGTTCTCTAATGCTTTTAATATTGTTTCTTTTTTTATATGTCTACTTTTGTTCATAATTTTTGTGCTTTTTGTCCTGTAAATTGTTCCCATCTTTCTATAATTACATCACAATACTTTTCATCTAATTCCATTCCGTAACATTTTCTATTTAATTTTTCTGCTGCTATTAATGTTGAGCCACTTCCAAGAAATAAATCTAATAATAAATCGTTTTTATCACTGTGATTATTAATAGCAAATGAAGATAATCCAATTGGCTTTTGTGTTGGATGTTTATAGTTATTAAAACCATCCCTTGCAATTTCCCAAACATCTGAATGTCGTTTACCTTTTAATTCTGCTTTTCCGTTATGTCCTACAATAATAAATTCGTGATTGGGGGAATAGCTATTTTTTAAATCTCCTAAGCCACCCCCTTTCTTATACCATACAATGCAGTTTTTTATATTAAAAGATTCATCCATTTGATTATACCAACTTGGATAAACATCCCATCTTGTGCATAAATAAATAGCACTATCAGGTTTTGTGTTTAATAATAATATGGGTGCAATATCTAAAATCTTGTCATCATTTTCTATCTTTGAAAATGTCGGTGTTTTTTCTCTAAAATTACTTTGAAAATTCATTCCGTAAGGTGGGTCTGTAAATACCATATCCGCTTTTTCTCCATTCATTAGTTTAGCAACATCATCTGAGCTTGTGCTATCACCGCACATAATTCTATGTTCTCCTAGCTGCCAAATATCACCACGCTTTACTTTGCTTTCTTTTACTTCAGGAATTTCATCATCTTCTATTAGTCCTGCTTCAGGTTCTTTATCATCTTCATTTTCCCATACATCCAAACCCCATTCTGTAAGTTGTACGCTATCCCATTCATTAGCTAATATATCCCATTCCCACTCACCAAAACCCACATTGTCTTTTATTATAAATTCTTGCTTTTGTTCTACTGTTAAACCTTTAGCTACTTTAATGTATACTTCTTTTAATCCTGCTTCAATACAGGCTTTATGTCGCATATTACCACCTAGTATTAAATTGTTTTCATCAACAACAATAGGTCTTAATTCTAACATCTCTGGAAACTCTTTAATAGATTTTACTAATTTTTTAAACTTATTATCTTTTATAATACGTGGGTTTTTTAAATTAGATTGTATTAAGTTTATTTTTACTTTCATAATATATTATAGAATTTAATTGTTTTTATTTAAAAGTTTTCGTTTATACCACGTTCACCAACTAACTTTTCTTTAGCTGAAGCCCATAGTTTATCACCTCTTTTTTTTCTACTTAATGATGCTTCTGTTCTTTTTATTTCAGGCATCCCTTCAAGAGGTTCACTATACATGTACTTTCCACAATCACATAAAGCTTCCTTTGCAACCCACTTACCATTTCTTAAAACAATAGTTGCTTTGTTTATTTCTTTTTCCTGCTTACCGCATTCACATTTATATGTTGTCATTTTTTATTTTATCTAATTCAAATTCTAAATGGGCTATTGCTTTTTTAATACAATCAATTGGTGATTTGTGTTTACGCTTTGCACGTAACAAATAAGTAACTGCTGTTCCTATATTATATGTTAAATCAAAATCCTCAACAACTTTACGTGCTTCAATCTTATAAGTTTTTCCAATATAGTATGCAGGTATTTTATTCATCTTTATATTTTTCGTATAATTTTTTTATTGCATCAAAGCATGTACTTAAACATGAGCCGCAATTTGTTGTTGTGCTATAATTAGTATTATGAATTGTGTTGTATATTTCAATCATTCTTTTTTTTGCTTCAATATTTTTAGCCCTTCCTGTTTTTAAATATTGCCAAATGTCTAATATTTCATTTATTATTTCTTTAGGCAAATCATCAGGCGTTTTTGTTTCTGTTGTTTTATCCCAATATTTTTGAGGGCAATGTTGAGTTGCAATCCTTGCTTTTATTTTCATAAAACACATACAAATTTTACAACTACCTGTTGGTTTAAAATAATAAACGCAATCTTGACATATTTCTATTCTATCTTTATATATTTCATTAGGTACAAAGAACTTCATTCTTTTTTTTCTTTTTACTTTTTGCTTGTAACTCTAAACTATTAACTCCTGCTCTTGACCAATTAGGACTTGTAAAACCAAATTGCATTACAAAACTATCTTTAATCTTCGGATTGTATAACTTCATTGCATTCTTTTTTTAAAATGTTTCTAACCTTATCTATTGTTGTAAACAAACTGTTTCTGCTTATTTTTGTTTTAGCCGCCAAACTATCAAGAGTATTACCTTTATAATAATATAGCTTAAACAATTCCCTGTCATACCAATTTAATTTGTCAAGTTGATCATCAATAATTTCTAGTTTTTCAAATTGCTTTATAT